CGACCGCTGGAACGCGCGGGTGGTGCTCACGTCACAAGGAGGCTGGCAGCACGTGGACACCGACAACGGGCGCGTGAAGACGGAACTGTTCGAGGCATGGGAACGCACCGACCGGCGCGAGTGGCAGTTCGTTTGTCCCGAGTGTCACACCGCGCAGTCGTGGAAATGGAGCGGGTTGAAGTGGGCCGATGAGAAGCGAGCCGACGGCAGCATTGACGACACGGCGATAACGCAGAGCACGCACTACCAATGTGCGAAGTGCGAGACGAAGTTTCACGACGACATAGCCGCGCGGCGGATGCTGGCCAACTCAGGCCGATACGAAGCGCAGAACCCGCAGCCGCTCACCGTGCCGGGCAAGCACGTCGGCTTCCATTGCAACGCGCTCACGCTTTACTACGTGGCGTGGAGCACCCTTGTCTTGGAGTGGAAAAAGGCCAGCGAGCTTACCGCAGCCGGCGACAAGTCGGCGCTGCAAGTGTTCGTGCAAAAGCGGCTCGCGGAGTTCTGGCGAGACGAAGAGGATGAGCCCGGCGTCGTGCTCGGCGGCGCTGGCTATCGCTTCGCGGACTACGCCAGCGGCGAGGCGTGGGAGGGCGAGGTGCATCGCTTCCTCACCATTGACCGCCAGCGCGATCACCGATGGGCAGCGTGTCGCGCGTGGAAATCGGACGGCTCATCGCGCCTGCTTTGGTTCGGCAAGATACTCACCACGGAAGGATGCCGCGAGCTACAGCAGCGCATGAAGGTCGCGGACTGGGCGACGTTTCAAGATGCACAATACGAGACGGGCGAAGTCTATGACGAGTGCGCGCGCTACGGGTGGACGGCGCTGCACGGCTCAGGCGATAGCGGCTTCACGCACAACCCACCCGGAAAAAAGCCAGTGCGGAAAATTTACTCCACGCTCAAGCAAGCGCAGGCACCGGGCGGCGGGCGTGCGCGCTACGTGTTCTTCGCCAATGAAGGCGGCAAGGACATTCTCGCCAAGCATCGCGGCGGGCACTCGGCAACTTGGGAGATACCGGACGACGCCGGAGTTGACTATCACACGCACATCAACAGCGAGATCAAGAAGGACGTGATCCAGAAAGTGACGAAGCAAATCATCCGCCGATGGTGCCGAATCGGGAGCAGACCGAATCACGGATGGGACTGCGAGGTGATGCAAATCGTCGCCGCTCTCATCAAAGGCGTGATCGCCGCGAACGTGGCGGAGGCGGAGAAAAGTGTTGACGCTACGGCGGCGGCAACGTAAAAGCAGCGCACATCTTCTGCGTTGCGAGCGCAAAACAATCACGGCGGCTTGGCCGATCCGTCCCGCGCTCGCAACGTGGGCGGTGGCTTTTACAAATGAAACATGAAGGACAAACACTAAATGAGCTGGCATTATTCGCGGGCGCTGGAGGCGGCATTCTCGGCGGCAAACTTCTTGGATGGCGCACCGTCTGTGCCGTCGAATACGACGAGCACGCAAGAGACGTGCTCAAAGCACGTCAAGACGACGGATGCCTCGAACCATTCCCAATCTGGGACGACGTGCGAACCTTCGACGGCACCGCATGGCGCGGAATTGTTGACGTGGTTTCGGGCGGGTTTCCGTGCCAAGACATCAGCATCGCTGGGCGTGGTGTTGGACTCGAAGGCAAACGAAGCGGATTATGGGGAGAAATGGCGCGCATCGTGGGTGAGATACGACCCGCCTTCGTGCTTGTGGAAAACTCACCAATGCTTGTGGCAAGAGGACTTGTCCGAGTCCTCAGTGACCTTGCCAACATGGGGTATGATGCAAAGTGGTGTTGTCTCGGAGCGAATCATGTCGGACTCCCGCACGGAAGAAATCGGTTCTGGTTGGTGGCCTACTCCGACGAAGTTCGACGCGATACTGGCGGGCATGATGCCAAAAAACGGAGACACGACGCGAATGGACAAGCACGGCAAGCAGCGGAAGGTGCTGGAGGATGGCCGCACCGCTTCAATGGGATTTTCCCGTCTGATTATCTCCATGACTGGTCGCTTCCCGAAAGTGGAGGCGTTCGAGGAATTGATGGGATGGCCGAGTGGATGGACCGGGTTGCGCGAGTCGGTAACGGACAAGTTCCTAAGGTGGTTGAAAAAGCGTGGAAAACACTAACCGGAGGAATGCAATGAATGCTGCGCGTGAACGGAGACTATCCCGATGAACAAAACAAACCGAACAACAACTGAAACCCAAAACAAATGAACGACGAAACGAAAGCAAAACAAGTAGCTTACAACTGGTTTGAGTCTAAATTCAAAGACGGCAAACCGGTTGCAAAAGATGTGTTTCTTTACGATAGGGAACTTTGGGATTCCATGCAGACGCAGCTCGTAAGCGCGGGGGAAAACCCGACGCACGACGATGTGAAGGAATTGGTGCGGCGCATGGACAAAGGCGGATGGCTGGGCGGAATCGCCGAGGGAAGGACATTCGACGAACAGCGGACGATCATCGTTGACCGGCAAAACAACTGGCGCAACACTGGGCACTCGGAAGGAACGGAAGGAATCGCAGCGGACTTGACCAGATACGCGGGCGCAATGCGCGAACCGAAACTTGCGGAATACTACGCGACGCAGCACTGGATAAACCGGAGCCGTCAACACCGCGCAACGTGCAATTGGACGTGCCAGCTTTGCCTAAAGAGGCATCCAGAAAACAGCGGTTCACTCGTCACACATCATCGCAGCTACAAGAAAGAAGACGGCGAATGCGCGCTTTACAACGAAAGCTCACGCGAACTCATGGCGCTCTGTGCAAACCCTTGTCACCAGCTCGCCGACATTGCACGATACATCTGCGTCGGCAGAATCACGGCGGAAGATTTGGAAATTTCCTTGCGTCCGCTTTTCGCATCCGTCCGATAGTCCGGCAACGCATCACTCCAAGGGCGGCACTGGCAACGGTGCCGCCCTTAGTTTTGACACGACGGCTAGGGCATGGCCGACCTCACCATCACTCCCGCTTCCGTCATCCCATCCGCAAACGCAGTCATCGCCATCGGCACAGCCGGTGCGACCATCGTTGCGGGGCAGAGCCTCTACATCGACACCGCGAACAGCAACGTGCTGAAGCTCTACGACGCGGACGGCTCGGCGCTCACCTCGACGATGGCGGGCATCGCCCTCGGCGGCGCAGCCAGCGGGCAACAGGTGCGCTACGTGACGCAAGACCCGGCGCTGGTGCTTGGCTGCACGATGGCGGTTGGCGATACGCTTTGGGGCAGCGACACCGCAGGCGGCATCACCGCGACGTTCGCCGACTTGGAGGCTGGCGACTACATCACCTGCATCGGCGTTTGCACGGTGGTCAACTCGACTATAAATTTCAAAATGATCCCGGCAGGCGCGGTGAAGGCGTAGTTTGACACCGCCGAAAGGCGTGGCCATTGATTCAGAGTTCATCCTAGCCCTGCTACGCGTTATCAAACTTCGCGGGCGAGACGTGATCGAAACCGTCTTCCTCGGGGAGTTTTCGATTGTCAGCGGACAGGGCGGCGGCAAGCTCGTCAACACCTCAGTCGGCGGCAAATCATTTTCGTTCTCACTCCCGGCGAGCATGAGCAGCGATGCGCTGATGATCGCCTGCGACCGCGCGCTCCGGCAGTGGGATTCGCTCGACGCCACGCAGCGCGCATTGCTTTTTACGACGCGACGCCAATCAACCGTGCGGGCATCGTTTTAAGCTATGGCATCGCTCGTTGACCCTTACGGCTCCCCGGTTTCATCGAAACTTCTGCACGCTGCGCAGAAGAATACCGGCGACCGCCCATATTGGCGCGACGGCATCCGCGACACGGAAAAGGACATCCCGTTCCAAGACTGGTGCACCGTTGTCAGCTACTCGCGCAGGCTCTACGCTAACGATGGCTTGGTCAAAGGCGCGATTGACCAGATGGCACAGCACGCGGTTGGCCGCGCGTGGAACCCGAATTACACCGGCGAAGATGCCGAGTGGGGCAAGGAAGCCGAGCAATGGCTCACCGAGGAATGGTTCGGCGTGTGCGACGTGCGCGGCGACCAGTGGGATTTCAAGACCTCGCTTTTCAACGACAGCGTTGCTCTTGACGTGGACGGCGATTTCCTCGTCATCCTCACGGAAACGGAAGGCGGATTCCCGGCGATTCAGCATCTACCAGCGCACAAGCTCGGCGTGCGCGACACGAACAAGACAACCGTGGAGAAAGGGCCGCTGCGTGGATTCCGTATCCAGCAGGGCGTCATTCTGAACGACCTCAACCGCGTCGTCGGCGTGCGCATCCTCGGCGAGACGGAGAAGGACGACCGCGACGTGATCGCGAATGATTGCATCTTCTGTTTCAACGCCACGCGCGCAGACCAGATTCGCGGACTGCCGACATTCTCGCACGCCATCAACGAACTCCGCGACGCATGGCAGTCGCAGCAGTGGGAACAAATCACGCATCAACTCGCGTCGTCCATCGGCCTTATCGAGCACAACGAACTCGGCGCGGCAGACCCGAATGACCCCGGCACCGTGCTCGGCGAGCAAGGCACGGCGGAGGAGACGTTCACCAGCAAGCGCATGGAGGGCGGGATGATTCGCTACTTCAAAGCCGGCAGCGGCGCTAAGCTGGAAGAGTTCCTGAGCAACAAACCCGGCCCGGCGTGGGAGGCGTTTCAAGAACGCATCTTCAAAAAAGCCCTTGTCGGTGCGTGCTGGCCGTATGCGCTGTGCTGGCCGGGCGCGGGACTCACCGGGCCTGCGGAGCGTTCGCAAATCGAACTCGCGCGCGCAACCATCCTCGACCGGCAGGAGCTTCTGCAATCGGTGGCACTGCGCGAGATCCGCTACGCACTCAGCAAGGCCATGAACATCGGGCGCATCTCGCGCTCGACAGACTGGTGGCGATGGAAGTTCACTCTTCCGCCTAAGTTCAGCATCGACAACGGCAGGGACGGGATGAGCCGCCGCGAAGACTACAAGCTCGGGCACAAGAATCTGCGCGGCATCCTCGGCGAGCAAGGCATCGCCTACGACCATCACCGCCGCGAGCGGAAAGGCGAAGTCACGGACTTGCTCACCGACGCGCTGGAAGTGGCGAACGCCAAGGAAGTGCCGTTCGGCCTCGTCCTCTCGCTCATGCAACAGCAGACGGCAACGGCGAGCGTCGGCGGCGGCATGAACGGGCAACCCGTGGCAGATCCGAATGACCCCGCTCCGGAACCAGCGCCAGCGGTTGCGGCGCCCCAAGTTTGACACCGCGCGAAAAGAAAATGGGCCGCACCTACGCATTCCGCACAACTTTCGCATCCGGCGCGATTAACACGGACGCGCGCACCATCAGCGGCGTGAGTGTTATCACGGAAGGCCCGGCGCTAGGGCACGGCGTGATGATAGACGCCGAGAGTCTGAGCACCGTCAAGACGTGCGCGGAAACCTACGGCGGCGGACTCAAGGTGAAGATGAATCACCGCAGCGGCGCGGATGCCATCGTGGGCAGGCTTTCAAGTTTCCGAATTGAAGGCCAGCAACTCCGCGCGGACTTGCAGCTTTTGAGGTCGCATCCGCAAACGGCGATTGTCTTGGAAATGGCGGAGACGATGCCGGAATCCTTCGGCCTGAGCATCAGCTTTTCCGGCGCGCTGGAAGGCGAGGAAGGCGAGACGCAGTTCATGCGCTGCCTCGAAATCTACTCGTGCGACATCGTGGACTCACCCGCCGCAAACCCTAGCGGCCTCTTCTCTAAATTTGACACCACCAACAATCAACATCCTAAACCCATGCTCATCGAAACTCCAGAATATCTCGCACTTCTAGTCGAACACAAAACCGCGTGCGAGCAGGGCGTGACGCTCAAGGCCAATTTCGAGGCGCTGACCGCCGAGAAGACGGAACTGAGCGCGAAACTTTCCGAGGCTCAGAATAAACTCACCGACGCTGACAAAGCGATCACTGAACTCAAAGCCTCATTGGAAAAGACGGCGGCAGAACATGCCGCCGCTCTTTCCGACTTCGACAAGAAGGTGAGCGCCAAGGCCGCGACGATGCTCGCGCAGACCGGCACCACGCCAGTCGTCATCGGCAGTCCCGCCGCGCCGGAGCCTTCCGCAATCCTCACGCAGTTCAACGCAATCACAAACCCTATCGAGCGCGTTCGCTTCTACCGCGCAAACAAGGCGGCAATCGACGCCACATTCTCCAAGTAACAACCACACCCACAAAACCAAATGGCCTACACCAATCTCAACATCGCGCGGCTCGCTAACGCCGCGCTCGAAGGCTTCGTTAAGGAGCTTCTTCCGCTCAACGTCTTCTCGCGTTCATACTCGCCCGATGCAGTCGGACGCACGCAGGGCAACGTCGTTCTCGTCCCGCTCATCGGCGGTCTCGTTGCTACCACGTTCGGCGGCACCTACGCCATCACGACTTTCGCCAAGAGCGTCGTGACCGTCACCATCAACCGCCACAAGATCGTGCCCATCGGCCAGACCGACTTGGACGCGATCAACAACAGCGACGCCAGCCTCGAAAGCTTCGGCTTCCAGCAGGGTGCGGCGCTGGCGCAGGCGGTTATGGAGGACGTGCTCACGCTCGTCACTACTGCGAACTTCACTTCCGTTACGACCAGCCTCGCGGCGAATCTGAACGTGCCGCATCTCCGCGCCGTCCGACTCGCGCTCAACCAGGCCAACGCACCCAAGTCGCCGCGCTTTGCGCTGCTCGACGCGGTGGGTATGGATGCCTTGCTCGGCGTCACGAACTTCGTGCAGGCGCAAATGTTCGCTGACCAGAACGTGCTCACCGAGGGCAAGATCATGCGCGCGCTCGGCTTGGACTTCTTCGAGCTGAATAGTTCCTTCGTTTCCGCCGCCTCGGTCAACGCCTTCATCGGCCACGGCTCGGCAATCGCAATCGCAATGCGCTACCTCGCGCCGCAGCGCCCCGAGCAATACGACAACGCGCAAGCCTACAGCGACCCGACCACGGGCGCGACGGTCGGACTCCGCGACTTCTACGACCCCGCCACCGGCACGCGCTACATGGCGCTGGAGTGCAACTACGGATA